ACCCTCTTCAACTAATACAGGTAATTGTATTTTTGGTTTACAGGGAGTTTCTTGTGGTGATAGCGATACTATTGACATTGCTTATGGAACAGCAATAAATATTACAGATGCTGGTATAGGAACAGTCGAAGATCAACAAGTTTCAGCCGTGAGTAGTGCGGTTACAATTGCAGGATCTCCTGCAGTAGATCAACTAACTTACTTTCAATTATTTAGAGATGCAAACGCAGGTGGAGATACTTTTACAGGTGATGCTAGAGTTCTAGGTATCAAAATATTCTTTACTACTGATGCAGCTAACGACGCATAAGGAATTAGAATATGAGAGATTTAAAAAATAAACTTACATCAAGTAAGAACACAAAAAATATACAAAACAGAAAGGGTAAATCATTTGGTTATCAAGTCTTAGGATTTGGTGCTGGAGGCGCAGCAGCAATTCCTGGTATGAGTGCCACAGGTGGTACAGTAACTGAAGAAGGGATATTTAAAGTTCATACTTTTACTTCTTCGGCAAACTTTTCAGTTTCAGCAATAAGTGCATGTGCTGCTTCAAACGTCGTAGAATATTTAATAGTAGCCGGTGGAGGTAATGGAGGTTCAAGTGGCGGTGGAACACCATGTGTTGGCGGAGCGGGTGCGGGAGGATTTAGAGAATCCCCTGGTGCAACAGCAGGTGCTTATTCAGTTTCTCCATTAGGTGCATCACCAGCAGCAGCAATTCCAGTAAATGCAAGTCCGGGTACTTACCCAGTTGTAATAGGAGCCGCAGGAGGAAATTCTTCTTTTGGTGGTTTAACATCTGCAAGAGGTGGTAATGGTGGACCAAGTCCTCAGGGTTCCGGTGGTCCCGGTGGATCAGGCGGCGGCGGTGGTGGACAAAATGGTACTGGTTCTATAGGATCAGGAAACACGCCTCCAGTAAGTCCTCCTCAAGGAAATAATGGATCAACGGCCGATTTTGGTGGCGGTGGCGGAGGAGCAGCTGGAGCAGGTGGTGGACCAGGCGCAGGAGCAGGTTATGCTCCAGCAATTTCATCAGCAGGAACTTTTTACTCAGGTGGAGGAGGAAGTGGTTACTCTACAAGCACAGCTAACGGTAGAACTTCCGGTGGAAGAGCAGCAACAGCAAATACAGGTTCGGGTGGCGGAGGAGCAAATCCCCCAGGTCCGGGACCCGGAAACAAAGGAGGACCTGGAGCAGGTGGTTCTGGTATTGTAATTTTAAGGTACAGGTTTTCATAGTATGGCTCATTTTTCAAAAATTTCAGAAACAAATGTAGTATTAAATGTAGTAGTAGTTAGTGATAATGACTGCTTAGATATTAATGGTTTAGAAAGTGAAACAGTGGGTCAAGAATTTTTAGAAAATTGTGCTAATTGGCCTAAACATTTATGGATTCAAACTTCAGTAAACACATATGAAAATAAACATGTATTAGGTGGAACACCCTTTAGAGGAAATTATGGAATAACAGGTTCAGAATGGGACCCAACAAATAATATTTTTTGGCAAGCTAAACCACACGCATCTTGGGTAAAAAATATTTCTAAAGCTAAATGGGAATCTCCAATTGGAGATGCTCCAGCAATAACTTCAGAACAAGAAAACGATACAGAAAATAGACATTTTTATTTATGGAATGAGGAAACTCAAGTTTGGGATTATGGAACATCCCCTGTTAAAACATTATAATTGACAATTATTTAAAATAATCTATAAATTATTTATGCAAAAGAAAGTATTAAGTGAAGTTGCATTGTATACAGGTGACGTTGACATGCCTAAAGACTTTAAAATAGATTTAAATGCTTTAGAAATTAATTCAGTTGAAGCCAATGTAAATAGAAAAAAATTTATTTATTCAAAAGAATGGGATAAATTAAATCAATTTATTATAGATCATTTAAATATTAAATATGATCTTTCTTTAATTAATAAAAATAATTGGGGAAATATTTATTCTTCTGGAGAAACATCAATTCCTTTACTAAACATTAATCCAGTAGATTTACATAACTCTCCAGACTTTACATTGTTATATGGTGTAAAAACAAACAACTGCAAAATTAAAATTTTTTATGATGACAATAGAAGAAAAGGGCGATCATGGGATATTGACTTAACTGACAATAAATTTATTATGTTTCCCGCAACTTGTATGTATTACATCACCAATAAACAAAACAATTATTTTAATTTTGTAGAAACTATTACATATGAATTTATCTAATTATTATTGGTATTTTAAATCTGCATTAAGCCCTAAATTTTGTGATGATTTAATTAAATATTCGTTACAACAAAAAGATTCTTTAGCACGAACAGGCGACTATAATAAAAAAAAATTAACCAAAAATGAAATAAATGATATTAAAAGAAAAAGAAATTCTGATTTAGTTTGGTTAGATGAAACTTGGATATATAAAGAAATACATCCATATATCCATGCAGCTAACAGAGATGCTGGTTGGAATTTTGAATGGAATTTTTCTGAAAAATGTCAATTTACAAAATATAAATTAAACCAATACTATGATTGGCATTGCGATAGTTGGACAAAACCATACAACACTCCTAAAGATCCAAATCAACATGGAAAAATTAGAAAACTTTCTGTGACATGTCAGTTAACCGATGGATCAGAATACGAAGGGGGTGAATTAGAATTTGATTTAAGAAACTATGATCCACACATGAGAGATGAATCTAAACATTTAATACAAGCAACCGAAATTTTACCAAAAGGTTCTATTATAGTATTTCCTTCTTTTATTTGGCATAGAGTTAAACCAGTAAAAAAAGGAACAAGATATTCTTTAGTTATGTGGAACTTAGGAAATCCTTTTAAATAATTATGATATACAAATATTTTTCAACACCTTTTTTAACAGAACAAAAACCAGAGTTTATTACGTCTTTAATCAAAGCAACAGATAAATATATTAAAGACGCTAGAAAAAAAAATAAAAAACTTATTAAAGAAACAAATGATTTTGGTGTTTCTCATCACTCTAAATCATTACTTAATGACAATAAATTTTTAGATTTTAAAAATTATATAAGTAATAAAACTTGGGCGTTTTTAGAAAATCAAGGTTTTGATTTAACTCATTACCAAACTTTTTACAGTGAAATGTGGGTGCAAGAGTTTGCTAAAAATGGAGGAGGACATCACTCTACTCACGTTCATAGAAACCAACACGTGTCTGGTTTTTATTTTTTAAAATCAGATGAACAAACCGCATACCCTATTTTTCATGATCCTAGACCGGGGGCTTTAATGACTAAACTTCCAGAAAAAAATACATGTGTTGTTTCAGATGCAAACGATAAAATTAATTTTAAACCAATACCTGGAACTGTTTTAATTTTTCCAGGATATATACCCCATGAATTTACAGTCGATAAAGGTAAATCTCCGTTTAGATTTATTCATTTTAATATTCAAGCCGTTCCTAAAGGAATTATTACAGAATAATGAAAGTTAAAAAAAATTTTTTAATTAAAAAAGATTATGAAACATTAAATAATAGTTTTATGCATTGGAAATTTCCTTGGAACTTTTCTAATTTTAAAACTTCAATAGATAAAGTTGAATTAAATGAATTTCAATTCACGCACTTATTTTACGATAGTCAAATTACATCACCTTATTTTAATATGATGCAACCTTTTATTGATAAAATAAAACCTAAACAATTATACAAGATTAAAGCTAACTTAAATGTTTACAATAATATTTTAAAAGAATATGATCAACATGTGGATATAAAAAATCTTAACGGAACCACCGCTATATTTTATTTAAACACTAATAATGGTTATACGAAAGTAGGAAATAAAAAAATAATGTCAGAAGCAAATAAAATAGTGTTTTTTAATTCTGATACAAAACACCAAGGAACTAATTGTACTAACTCTAATTATAGAATTGTTGTAAATATTAACTATGTCTAAAAATATAATTTTTTTTAATGGAATACCCCGAGCCGGAAATACTTTATTGGGCTCTATAGTTAATAGTAATAAAAATATTAAAGCTACACCTAATTCTGTTGTATTAGATATATTATTTCAATTAGCAGAAATTAAAAAAAATAGTGTGTTTGAAAATTTTCCCGACCACGAGTCTTTTGATAATGTAGCTACAAATGTGTTTGATTTTTATTATAAAGATTGGGATTGTAATACTATTTTAGAAAGGGGCCCCTGGGGAACTCCGTTAAATTTAGAATTATTAAATTCTTTTATTGATAAACCAAAATTTTTTATTCTTACTAGACCTCTTTTAGAATGCCTTGCTTCTTTTGTAAAATTAAAAATTGAAAACAAGTCTTTAAAACAACACGAAGTTAAAGAATATGTTGAAAACCAATTGATGCAAAACATTTTTAAAAAATGGATATGGGGGGTAAAAAATATTGTTAAATCTAAACAAGATTATTTACATTTAGATTATAATCAATTAATAAATTCTCCTAAAATTTTTTTAAAAAAATTAAGTCAATTTTGTAACGTAGAAATAACTCTACCTTCTTATATAAAACAATTTAAAATAAATGATGTTGAATATAATGACAGAGCAATTGGTTTAAAAAACTTACATAGACTTAATAATAATAAAATTAAAAAAAATCATTATAAAATAGAAAACTATTTAAGTTTAGAAATTATAGATAAATATAAAAATTTTAATTATTTTGACAATGAGTTTTAAAAAAAACAATTATTTTATTATTAAAAAAGCAATAGATAAAGATCTAGCATTGTTTCTTTTTAATTATCTTGTAATGAAAAAACAAGTATTTGATACATGTATTAAATATAAATATTTTTCTCCATTTGAAACAATCTGTGGAGGATATGAAGCAGTTGATGAACAAATTCCAAATACTTATTGTGCCTACGCAGACATAGCTATGGATACTTTATTGTTGAAACTTCAACCGTTAATAGAAAAAAAAACAGGAGAAAAATTAAACCCATCTTATTCTTACACACGGGCTTATAAAAAAGGAGATGTTTTATACAGACACCGAGACAGGGCTTCTTGTGAAATTTCAACTACTATAAATTTAGGAGGCGAACCATGGCCAATTTATTTAGATCCAACTAAAGGAAATGGAATTTTGTCAGGAAAAGATCAAAACGTTGTATTAAAACCAAATGCTAAAAAAGGTGTTAAAGTAAATTTAAAACCAGGGGACATGTTAATTTATAGAGGTTGTGAATTAGATCATTGGAGAGAAAAATTTAAAGGAAATATTTGCGTACAAGTTTTTTTACATTTTAACAATAAAAAAAATCCTATTGCTAAAACAAATATTTTTGATACTAAAATTCATCTTGGATTACCCCCATGGTTTAAAGGTCAACCTCCGAAATAATGGAAAAATATAATGTTTTTCCTACACTAATTTTAAAAGATAAAGCTTTTTTATCTAAAGAAAAATGTAAACTTATTTCTTCTCTTTTGAATAATAATAAAAATCAATTAAAACCTCATGGGGCTTTTATAGGCAGGGGTTTATCTAGTCATAGTGTTAATTCAAACATGTTTTTGGATAAAGATATAATGAATAATATAAAAATAAAATGTAAGATTTTTGCTAAAGACAATGGATTTTATTTTAAAAATATAATAACAGAATCGTGGTTTAATATTCAAGAAAAAGGAAGTATTTTAAAAGAACACACTCACCCAAACTCGTTAATTTCAGGTATTTTATTTATTAAAACAGATAAACATAGTTCTAATATTTATTTTCATAATCCAAATCCATATGTTTATTACACCAAACAAACAGATAAAAATAATATTTACTCAAATGAGTGTATTTCTTTTAAACCAGAAATAGGGACTTTAATAATTTTTCCAAGTTGGCTTAAACACGGGTCTTATTTTACTGAAAATAAATCTATAAAACGAATTATTTTTAGTTTTAATGTTATATAACATACTCTGGTGAGAAGATGATTTACCATTGAAATCAACTACAATCTGTTATATTACCTAGTAAACAGGATTTTATATGTTACAAAAACTAGGGTTTTTACCAGGATTCAACAAACAAGTTACATCTACCGGCGCTGAATCACAGTGGACAGGGGGTACTAATGTACGTTTTAGGTATGGTACACCAGAAAAAATAGGTGGTTGGTCTCAATTAGGAGATAGTAAACTTACAGGTGCAGCTAGAGGATTACATCACATGGTTAATAAAGATGGTATTAAATATGCTATTATAGGAACCAATAGAATTTTATACGCATACTCAGGAGAGGTGTACTACGATATTCACCCTTTAGTTAATCCATTAGGCACAGCTATTACAAGCGCGTTTAGCACGACTAATGGATCACCGACTGTAACCATTACGTTTGGAAGTTCCCATACTTTTCAAGAAGGGGATATAATTTTATTTGGTGACGTAAGTACTTTTAGTGCAATTACTAATTCTAATTTTAGTGCAGCAAATTTTGCTGATAAAAAATTTATGGTAACAAGTGTACCTGATGCTACTAGCATTACTATTACAATGCCTTCTAATGAAACAGGATCTGGTGCAACAACATCAGGCGGTATAACTTTTTTTCAATATTATCACGTAGGTCCAGCTGAACAGGTTGGTGTTTTTGGATGGGGTATATCACAATTTGGTGGAACATCAACAGCTCCTCAGACAACAACTTTAAATGGAGCTTTGTCTGCTAACTCAGCAGGGACAGGTGGAACAGGAACTAGTATTATTTTAACATCTGTATTAAATTTTCCAACAACCGGAACTAATTTTATACAAGTAGGCACAGAAGAAATTTCTTACACAGGAGTAAATACAGCAACAAATACTTTAACAGGAATAACTAGAAA